GTATCCAGACCATAACCGCGCTGTACGAGATCGTTGCCATTGGTATCGGTGACGTGCAAGCCCTGTTGTGTCATTTCGGTCTTCGGATTGCTCAAAGAGCAACCCGATGCGTTCACGCGGGGCGTTTCAGCTCGTCGATATTCGAGGCGAGCGAATCGATTTTCCGGTCGGTCTGCTCGAAACGCGTGTCCATTTTGTTGGACAGCTGGTCCCTGTTTAGTCCATGATGGACAGGGTTGGCCATGGGATGGTGTCGGTGACGGGCTGCGTTCGGTCTCGGTGGCCGACGCGTATCTCGCCCGGTGCCGGCCACGCCGACTATCGCGATGATGATGTCCTCGCTCAAGTCAGCGTCCCGCCTGCCACGAGGTTACGGGCGGTCATGCGAATAATCCCAGTCGTCCTCTCGCAAGCGTCGCGCGTAATCGGCTTTGACCTGGTCGAGCCGTATGTGTCCTACGCCATTGCCGCCTGCCTCGATGTACTTCTCGCCTGACTGCAGGATCGACTCTTCCGCATTGCGATCACGGGGGGCGGGCGAACAGGCACTGGCGCAGCACGATGAGACGCACGTCGCGTATCGCGCTGTCGGTCGCGTCCAGGCGTTCGTCCTGCGACTGGAGGTGGCTGTAGTCGCGGTCGAGCTTGGCTTCGATGCCTTTCAGGTCCTCGCTCGTGATCTTGGACCTATGCCGGTCGAGGCGGCGGAACAGCTCGGTCGCGGAGTACCTGGTGTTCGCGCGGGAGGTGGAGGACGCGGACGCGCTCTACTTCGCCCAGGCGACGCAGAGCATATCCGCGAAGTAGGCCGTGCCGCAATCGCGTCAGCATGCCGTGGGCGCGGCTATGCGTTGTAGATGCCCATGATGGGCTGGCGCAGGATGCCGTTGGCCGACACGGTCACGGTTTTCGACGCGTCGCTGCTGGCCAGGGAGTTCAGCAGGTTGTAGTTGTACATGCCGTTGCCGCTATTGTTCTTCACGATGACCGCATCGAACCTCGCCCACAGGTAGTATCTGGCGTCGCTGGGTGTGGCCAGCCTGTTGTCGTTTCTTTTCAGGTAGATCTTCGGGTTGTAGGAGGATACGTTGTTGACGTTGATCTCGACGCTGCGCGTCTGCTCCATGTTGATGTGCGTGTTCAGTACGGGCAGGGGGAAGATCTTGCGGGCGATGGGAATGTCGAGCGAGTACACCTCCGTGATGTTCCCGGCAGCGTTCTTTTGTATGTCCGCGCCCCATTTGACTACGTCATCATAGGACAGCTTCGCGGCCAGCGCATTGAACAGCACCAGGTAGTCGCTGGTTGACGGCAGGCTCCTCCACAGGTAGTAATCCTGCGACCAGTTGAGCAGGGCTGGTCTGTTGAGCGCCTCCACGCCGAATAAATTGGAGGCGCTCAGGGACGCTCCCATCGTGGAGGGCAAGGGCGAGTACACGCCATTGGCCAGTCCCGATGCCACGTAGTTCGCGATCACGGCATGGCCTTGGTCATTGGGGTGCAGGCCGTCAGCCTGCGTGAGGTCGAAGTTGTACAGCAGCCACAGGTACGAGTTGGTGAACACCTGGAACCCGGCAGCGATCAGATGCGAGGCGACGCTGTCGTAGAGGGACTGGTAGTCGCAGATCCGGTAGCTGCTCGACCCCGAATGCTCGCCGTCGGTCCATCTGGGATTTGCGCCATTCAGCCCGGCGAAGCCGATCAGGTCGGCATTGGGATACATCGCCTTGGCCTGCGAGGCGAACGAATCCACGGAATTGCATACAGACGTCAGGCTGCTGTAGATGTCGTTGCTCGACCCGTTGACGAACACGTAGCGCACGCGCGAGCGGTCCACCGACGAGTCCGCAGCGGCGGCGCCCAATTGAGCAAGGAAATTCCTATCGCCAAAGCTGAACCCCATGCCACCGACCCCGTAGCATTTCGCGTCAAGGCCCAGCCGCCGGGCGACCAGCTGCCACCAGTTGCTTCCAGGCGACGCGCTCACGGTCATCGAGTCGCCGAACACCACCATCCGATCGCGCCCGCCGAACCTGACCGCCGCATGCGTCTTCGAGTCCGCAGCCAGCACATACGTGGCCACCGCCTCATCCGCCGGCACCGCGTTCACCCCCGGCAAGCCCGGAGGCCCAGGTATCTCGGAAGCCGGGCCGGGAATCGCCACCGTGCGCCTGTCGATGATCTGATCGGTCATAATCTCCTCCTTAATTCGCCAATGTCCAATAGCCCCAGCCCAATAGCTCGGTCGTCCCGCCATTCGAGGCGGTCATGCGCCACTCGCCCGAACGGCGAGTCGCCCAGGCCGTGGCGGTGAACGCGTCGGGCGGAATATAGACTGCGGCGATCCCGTCGATGCCGTGAGCGTCGCACGCCCGCGAGTACGCGACATCGCCCGAGCCGGGCGGCCGAAGCTCGAACGTGCACACATAGTCGGTGAGATCCACGGGCTGGAAGCCCGAACCCGAATCCCTCTGCCATCTGACCGCCAGCCTATTGGTGATGCCGCGTAGCAGCAGGATGTCGCCGCGACCGTCGGTCTCGGCCAATACTCCGCTCATGATGTTCCTCCCTGCTGTTGTGACCCGTCGCCGTCCGGCGGCGTCTGGTCGTTGATGGTCGCCCCGGATACGAGCACCACGCTGACCCGAAGGTTGTCGATTGTCACCGTCCACCACCCCTTGTCGGGCATCGCGATGGGATTTGACTGCCCGTCGTGCGCGTAACCGTAGCGGCCGCGCCTGGTGCGCAGCGTGTACGCCGTGCCAGGCGTGAGCCCGGAGACCATGGTCGTGTTGGATGTGGTCGCGCCGATGACGTTGGCATTGTTCGACCCGTACGCCTCAGTCGTCAGCTGCACCCCGTCGTCACGCCGAGCCGCGTAGGCCACAGCACCGGAGGTGGTGACGATATCGAAGGAGACGCCACCGCGAACGTTCACCCCGTATGGTTTGGAGGCGTCGGCGCTGTATGCGTTCGCCTTCACGTCGAGCCACGCGGTCAAATCCACGGAGATGATCCCTGATTCCGGTGCCGTGAAATACACTGATGCGTCATTGGCGGCGTCATAGGCGACGAAGGTGAAATCAGTGTGGTCGCCGTTACTGCTGCCGTCGGACCATGATGCGGTGTTGGAAGCGTAGCCACGTGCGCCAGTCAAGAACTGGACAAGCTGACTAAGGGCGGCAACCGTGGCCTTGATCTTGTTCACCGTCTGAGCCGCCTGCGTACCAGATGGTGAATTAGCGGTGTTGACTCTTCGTTCAATAGACTTGATATCGCGCCTGAGAGAGGCTATGGGATTATTGGTGGGGGATGAATATGCCATGCTAATCACCTATAACCTCTCTGGCAGCTAGAGTGCCGATGTTGCTTGTATTCCAGTCTGTACTTAGCACCCGGAGATTCAGCGTTCTGCTGCCTACACCAAAGTAGGGGTCAATGAATTTCACTGAAATTACATCTCCTGGAGCTATGTTGTACCGTAATCTATTATACGCGATGCCGATGGAGTCCTGACTCTCCGTGCCAAGTTGTGTTATTCCCTGCATATATCGCTTGAGTGTAGCCACATCGCTGACCGTACTGTGCTCAGTATTCACTGTCTGCAGCAGAGGCATGTCTGGATCAGTATCATCATTGGTGTCCCTTGCGACAACGATCTTGTCGTCTAGCTTGCCGCCGAACCCGTACACCTGATTCACTATGTCTCCTCCAATATCACTGTCATCAGTGAAGTACCACTGATTATCAGGTAGACCGTCCACGAACTGGTATGTATGCAGTTGCACCTTATCAGCAATCTGCGCCTTCCACTTGAATCTCTGCGTATTGTAGTCCAGCTCCGGCATGAACAGCACCTCTATGCCGTTCTGTTCTTTGATTAGATCAGTGAGGGCGTCGTCTATATACTTTGGACTCCAATTGTCATAGGTCTTGGTGTTGCTGCCTCCAGTGTAGGGGGCGTAGAGATAGGGCCAGGAACCGCAGCTATCGGTGCCCTGAAGTATCTTAGTAGCTATGTCCGGCTTGCTGCCAGTGTAGATCGATTTCCAGTCTGGGCGAGGGTTGTCTTCGTCAATGAGTACATCACCGTCCTGCCAATTATTCACTAGAGTCGGGTTCATGACCAGACGTTTACTAAGCAAGCCCCATCCGTCAGCTCCCGTAATCGAGAGCTTATGTGTCTTGAAATCGTACTTTCTGTCCTTCACGATCATGGCACCGTCCAGCTGCCCGTCATTGCGATAGACGCAGATGATGGTGCTCCATTTCTTCAGTCTGTTCTGCAGGTTCATACCGACGAGTTCATCACTGATCTGTATGGTGGCAGAGCAGCTCCCCGCATCAGAGAGCAGCCATGACATGGAGTAGCTGGTGACCTGAATGGTAAACCTGAACTCCCCCGTCTTACCGCTGTGAACAGTGGCAAAGCCGCTGCCTACCTTCTCTGCACTTATTTCAGACATGTAGCGTCACCTCCATCCATTATGTACTGAAACCGTACTTGATGATGGGCCAGTAGCACTTACCTGTATGATGTTGTCATTGTCAGGCGGGAGCTGAAGAGCAGTGGCTGCTATAGCACCCGTGAGGTAGTTGCCCTCCCGGTCGTGTGGAATATTATTGACTCCATCCAGAATAAACGAGTCAGCGCTTCCTTCCCAGTCGAACAGGCTACCGTTGACTGCAATGTGGACAGCGGTTACAGCTTCATCAATAGTAACTCTCGGGTAGGTAGGATAGTCTCCGCCGCTCTTCCATGTAAGAGAAGCACCGTTTGATAGCTGATAGTCTTCATAGGTGCTGTACTTAATCGGGTCTGGGCAGGTGATTATAATGGTGGCCTCAAATGACGTAGAATCGATAGGACGGATCGTTGGTGTTGCAGACACATACCCTCTAGCGTACAACAGCCCCTCTTCATCGTGTACGTAGAGCGTGACCCACTGACCGGTCAGTCCCCTGATGTCTCTCTTCGCCTGCGCTGTAGCGAGGCTTGATCCTTCAGGTCCTGAAAGATAGTAGAAATGCACTATCGGTATTCTGTGACCATAGGTAAGGTTGACCGGAGGTATGGATCCAGCAGTGTTTGGGTATGGTTCCGGATCAGTGTTCTTCAGAGGGGACGTGGTGTCCCAGTTCTCTATGCCCTCGTAGTCGTCAGCCTTCTTGAGTAGGAAGCAGGTGTGCTTCCACCACTCATAGCCATATGCAGCATCTCTTGCATGTACTGGATGCCCTGAGTCTGGAATAATATCTATGCGCATATCAGTTCCTCAGCTCCTGTGCGACTAGCGTTGCCACAGCATACGGATCGTCTGACTTGATGTTGAATTCGTTGCGGTTAGTGATGGTAGATGAACTGCCAGCGCTTCCGTTGCCGAATGTTGATCCACCGGGATAGCCACCTGTGCCAATACCGCCATGCCCAATACCCGTGCCATTGCCGCCATCATAGTCACCGCCCGTGGTGCCCGTGGAGAACGTCGGCGAGGGAATCTTTGGTGTGGCAGCGGTGATCATATCATCCATCTTGTCAGTGACGTATCCCGTACTAGCGGCAATGCCGTCTCCGAGACCGAGGCCGATCATCTTGCCTACCTCATTCCTGAATACCTTGGACGGTGAGTGGATGCCCAGCACATCCTTGGCCCAACCCACCACACTGCTACCAAGATTGCTGATGGTGCTCTTCAGCCATCCGAATGCTCCAGTGATGCCACCGATGAGACCACTGATGATGTTGTGACCCACGTCGCCAAGCCAGCTTCCGGCACCCCAGAGTGGCCCCATGACCACGCCCCATATTCTACCAACGGCACCGCCTATGGCACCCACGGCATTGCCTACGGCCCACACCATCCCTAGCCATATTCCTCCGAAGAAGCCGCTGATGGCTCCCCACACTGAGTTCCATGTGTTCCGTATGTCATTCAGCACACTTGATATGATGTTGCGTATGCTGTTGATTATCGGCGTGAAGAAGCTCACCATGCCCTGCCACACGCTGCTGAAGAAGCTGCTGATCGCACTCCACACCGCCTGCCACACTGAAAGTACGGCAGTGATCACGGTAGCGATGGTGTTGTATATGCCATTGATGATCGGCGTGAAGAATGCCACGATGCCATTCCATATAGCAGTGAATACAGCTGAGATACCATTCCATATCGTCACCCAGATTGCAGCTATGACTATGATGACATCGTAGATGATAGTGTATATACCCTGAATAATGGGAGAGAAGAATGCCACCAAGGCATTCCAGATAGCCGAGAATGCGCTACTCACTGCTGTCCACAGTCCAGACCAGAATGCTGCAAAGCCGTTCCACACACCTTGTGCAAACGCCACGAACCCGGTCCACAGACCGCTCAGCCAGGTAGTGAATGTCTGCCATGCCTGCTGACCGACCTTGGTCTGCGTGAAGAACCACACCAGTGCAGCCACCACTGCGGCTATGGCGACAATGATCAGCACGAACGGATTGATGGCCATGACCGCGTTAAACGCCATCTGTATGCCGGTGCCTATCTTGGTCACGGCACTCCACGCCGCTGTGGCAGTCTTCTGAATGTTGGTGACCACTGTGAGATTCTTGATCATTCCCACAAGACCACCAGCAGCCTGTACTGATTCGAAGAAGGTGTTCACCGCAGCAGCGGCCTGAAGCGCCTTCCACGCGAGAACCAACCCACCTATGGCAGTGGCGAATACGGTGGCTACTGTCTGATGACTACTTAGCCAGTCACCAAACTTACCCAATACCTGAATCACCTTTTCTGTGACAGTCCATGCAGCTACCATTGCAGTAACCAATGCTCCACCAATTACTGTGAGTATTGGCTTAGCTCCATTTATCAATGCCCCTATTCCTGACACTATCCCAGGAATTGCTCCCATTATGCCACTCAGTATTGGCTTCATAATTCCCCACAGCTGTGATGCTCCTTCCTTGACGCTATTGAACATACTGAGTGCAGTGTCACGAAGATTGAATAGGAAGTCTACAATGGGTGAGTCCTCTTCAAGCCCAAACGCCTCTCGTAGAGCGCCGGTGTAGTCTCCCTTGAGGAGAATGTCGAGCACGCCCTGCATGCCAGTGCCGACGTTGCTGAATAGGTCAGCAAGACTTGACATGGCCCCGGTGACCGCAGGCTTGACTGAATCAAGAATCTTGGTGCCGATGCTTACGGCAGATGCTTGCAAATTGCCCCACGCGCCCTCGATGGTCTGGGTGCTGGTCGCTGCTTGTTTGGCGACATCGGTCATGCCGACGTCCTGTATGGCCTTGTTGAACTCGTCGGCGGTGATCTCACCCTTAGCCATAGCATCACGGAAGTTACCGGTATACGCGCCGTTCTTGAGCATTGCCTTCTGAAGCACACCGGATGCACCCGGAATGGCATCAGCTAACTGGTTCCAGTTTTCAGTGGTGAGCTTGCCGGCACCTGCGGTCTGCGTGAGCACCATGCCAACGCTCTTGAATGTATCGGCGTTGCCGCCTGCCACGGCATTGAGGTTGCCAGCGGCCTCGGCTAGAGAGCTATAGCCCTTGACGCCGTTGGCGGCAAGCTGTGATGTGATGTTACGAATATCGCTGATGCTATAGACTGTCTGGTCAGCATACTTCTGCGTGCTGGCAGTGAGCTTCTGAATCTCGGCGTCGCCCATACCAGCGAACTTCAGCGTCTGCCCGAATTTCTGCGCCGAGTCAGAGGCCTCAATTATGTCGCCGCTGAGGCCACTGAATGCACCTATGGCGGCACCAGTGACGCTCTGCATAACGCCGCTTATGAGGCCGATCTTAGTGGCAAGCCAGCCTGACTTAGTGCCAGTGCCCTCAATTGATTCTCCCATTGAAGCAAAGCCGCTGTTCTTGCCAACCCGGTCAGACGCTGAATCGACCTTGCTCATCTGATCTTCAGTTGAGGCAAGCGCCCGATTCATCTTCGCCACAGCAGGAGAGATGCGATCCTCAAGGGATATTGCGGTTTTGACTTCGCTCGCCATTAGTGCACCCTCTTCGTCTGACTCTTCATCTCGTGCTGCTGCTTTTTCTCTTGCCGGTGTATGATGTCAAGCATGGCGATGGTGACTGCACGTTCATGCGCGTCCATCTTCACCATAGTGCTTGGTGGCCAGCCCCAGCGGTTCAGCGCGTCTACCGCGTAGTTGGCTAGGGCATCACCACCCTCGATCAGTTTTTTGCGCGCTCAACCAGCTTTTCAGGGGTCTCACCGTCGTTGACGTCGTCATCACCAAAGCCACTGAGATTCATGACCTGACTACTGATCTCGGCAATCTCCCCAGGAAGGAGAATCAGCTCAATCGCGTTCTCCGGGCTACCAGCGTGCAGTCGGTCGACGAGCTCCTTGCTCCTCAGGTTCGGGCTGACGGTCTGACCGATGGCGATGGCGACGTTGAATGCGATGGGGTCGTCATCACGCTGTCCGTTCTTAAGGCGGCGACTGGTCTGGCGACGATACTCCTTCATTCGGGCGTTGGTCATTGCCTTGATGGTGAATGCCTTGCCAGCCTTGCGGAATCGCTCAGACGGATAGATTTCGGCTGTGGTGTCACTGACCTGATTGTCTACAAGGAAATCCTCAAGAGACTCATCATTGGATGTCACTTCATTGGTGTTTGTCATGTTCTACTTTTCCTATTCTGCTGCAGTCTCAGGTGTACCGTCTGGCTCCTGCGCTGATGCTTCCTCTGGATCGGTGGTTGGTGTCTCAGCGTACCGAGACATCATGCTTTTGGGGCTGTGGTCTCCACATCGGCGTCCGTGGTGAAGGGCGTGGTGATGTCGTAGTCTTCAAACGTAAAATCAAGATCTTCGGTGAGCTCAGTGTGGCTACCGTCAAGCAGAGACAGA